CGTGCTGGACGATTGGCATTATGCTAAGCTGGAACGCGCTCTAAACGGCTCAAATAAGAGCAGTTATCCTATTATGGGTAAACTGCGGCAGGCGGTCGGATACGATAAGAGCCAGGCTGACGCTGGCGTTGTTACGGTTGGCTGGCTCAGTCAGTCCGCTGCGCGCTTAGGCGGTAAGCAGCAAGAAGGGTATGAGACGCCGATGACGGAACGGATGCGAAAAGCGTTTTTCGCTGCCGGGATGCACCCGTCAAAGAATAAGCTGATGCTGGACACAAGGTCTCGTCAGACTATGGCACCGATGGTGCCGCGCGTCCATGAAATCGCATCGGCAACGATGCAGCAGAAAATCCTGTCGTACCTTAACGGTAACGGCGCTCGTTCGGCCGCATCCTCCGGCCGAGTTTATCGTGTCTTTAAATAGGAGGCTGTCATGGAATACACATTGCCTTTGCAGACGATAACCGACGCCTGGATGAAGGCCCTGAAAGACAGCGACAGCATCCAGCAGTACTGCAAAGATCATTACGGTAAGGCACCGGTCCTCATCAACGGCGGTAATCCTCGGGAAGCTCCAGACGGAGATTATTGCCCGTATATCGTCGTCATGAACGGCTCGAAAATCGAAGGAGCAGACCAGAGTACACTGTCCTATACAATAGGTGTCGGCTGGGTCGTGAAGAACAACAACCTCACTGTTGATGGTAAAGTCGTGCAGAACGCTTACTATCCGGACGCTAAAGAAATCCAGCTGACAGGGGCTGTCGAGTGCGACGAATTAGGCCAGCTCATCTATGAAACCTTGCAGACATTTGCGTCCGACAGAGACTGGCCGATTTCCCGTGTCGATTATGACGTTACACCATCCGCCACCTATCCTCAGTTTATGGGGACGATGGTTTGTATCACTGAAATTACGCCCTCGATGGGTGAAACATTAACTTATTAGGAGGTTACAAAATGGCAAAACAGGCTAAAGGGATGAAGTCCGTAACGAACCTCATCTTTGAAACAACGTATGGTACGATGCCGTCTACAGGTACCTGGTACCGTCAGCCGATTAATAAAAACGCACTGACTAGCAAGCAGAACCTCATCACCACAAATACGATTACTGGCCGCCGCGATATGACGGAGCCGGGCATCGGTGAAATGGATGCATCTGGTCAGCTGGAGCTGCCGCTTGACGTCCGTAACATCGGCAACATCTTAAAAGGCCTCTTCGGCGCTCCGACAACAACGGCTGGCACGAAAGAAGGTACGTATCAGCACGTCTTTAAGGTCGGCGATGAAATCCCGTCGCTTACCGTCGAAAAAGGTTTTCCGGATATTGGCCTTTTCTTCCAGTACGTCGGTACGAAATTCAATAAATTCTCGCTGACGGCCCAGGTCGGCAACAACGAAACGACTTATACGGTAGATACGATGGCCAGCAATGAAGTGGAAGCCACGAAAACGGCCGCATCCGCACCTACAACGCTGAACTTGACGCGCTTTAATAACGTCAATGCCTCCGTCAAAGAGGGCGGTACTGCGCTTGCTACCTGCCGTAAAATGCAGTTGGATATCAACAACAACTTGGACGGCGACACGTACTGCCTCAACGGTTCCAGTATCCGTCCGTCCATCAATGAAGGTCAGTGCGAAATCACAGGGAATATCGAAACGCTTTTTGAAGATGATGCACAGCTGAAAAAAGCGATGGCCAGCACGGAAACCTCCCTGGAACTTGCTTTTACTCGTGATGATTTCAGTCTGACGTTCACAATCCCGGAAGTCATTCTCGAACGTGCTACACCGAGCATCAGCGGTCCGAAAGGTATTACGCAGACGCTTAACTATCGCGGTTATTATGCGGATGACAAGGGAAACAGCATCATCACGGTCACACTTATCAACGATGTGGCTTCGTACTAAGGAGACTGATGTAGATGGCAGATAAGAAAGTAATGACCAAAGAAGAAATCCAGAAGGAAGCGCAGGCTCGCCATGACCGCATCGTAGCGGACATCATGAAGATGGTCAAAGAAGGCAAGCTTCCGGAAATCCGCTGCCTGACGCGAAAACAGCGCCGGGAATTGGATAAACAGAAATTGAACTATTTGAAAACGGTCTTTCAGACGAAGGAAACCGCTATCGGGATGCAGGAAAAATGCTATGACTGGATCCTCGACAACGTGTATCCGGACTTTGACTTCGATGAACTTCCGAATAACATCTGCTTTTTCTTCGGGGAAGCGGTTTATAACGCAACGTATTCGGATGAATTCAGCGAAAAAAACTGATTGACGTCTGGGACTGGGCAGTCAATAAAGCTGAGTACTGCCAGACGTGTAAAGATCTGAAGAAAGACGACGACTGCGAGTCGTGCGACTATCGGATGCCCGAGCTGTCGCCTCTCAACGTCGTCGCTTATACGTTATGGGCTCATGTCTACACACAGTGGCGCTACGGCAGCGTAGGCGGCATGGGCGGCAGTGTACCGATGCCGATGGGCCTCGATTACAGTGCTGTGAAAGTGGCGGCAGATATGCTTGATATCGACCCATCGCCAGGAGATTTTGTGAAGATCCAGAAGCTGGAACGCTTTGAGTTAAACCGCATGAGGGAGATGATGAGAAATGGCGAACACTGATGTACAAATCAGAATTGTAGGGAAAGACGACGCTACGACCGCGTTTCAAAACGTCGCCCGTGAAGCGGAAACAACCCGGAAACAGGTAGAAGCGTTCGGCAACAGCATGTTGTCGATGCAAAGTGTTATCCGGAATACCGCCGCGTATGCGTCGGCCATCGCCGGCGTTAACGGTATCGCTGACGCGATGCACTCCGCTGTCGACTCGGCCGTCGAGTTTTACACGACGATGCAGACCGGGGCTATCAGCATGTCGGGTACCCTGATGTCCATGGCTCAGATTAACGGGAAAAACATCGAGTGGAATCAGGCGCTCACGATGTCTCGTGCCCTCATGCAGGAATTGTCGGACCAGGCCTTAGTCACAGGGGCCAGCACGAAGGAAATCAGTGAAGTCTTCCGTGCGATGCTCCCGTCGGCGTTAAACGCCAACATGACTATCGAGCAGACGCTAAAATTGGCCGGCGCTTTGACGACAGCCGGTAAAGCTATGGGTATCAGCGGAGATAACCTCTCGCGCGATATCCGTGACGTCATCAACGGTAAGAACGTTGAGCGTACTATCTTAGGCCAGCAGTTAGGTCTTACTAGCGAAGACATCAATCAAGCTAAGTCTTCTGCTGACGGACTTTTTAATTTCCTGAATGAACGTCTTCGCGGCGAAATTGAAGCGAACGGCCACTATCTTGATACACTGGAAGGCCGCTGGAATCACTTTAAAGAAGCCATTTCCCGTATCACTGGCACCGCGCTGACGCCGGCGCTCGAAAGCGCCACGCAGGAACTGAGCACTATCGCCGATAAGCTTGTCCGCGTCGATGTCGGTAAAGGGGAAGTCGTCGGTATCAATGGCGACGCCATTGAAGCGCTTCAGAACGCCACGATTGTCGTGGAACACTTCGGCAGCGGTATCGTTGAGGTCGGTCGTGACATCTCGACTATTCTTTCGCCGGCACTGTCTGCGGCGGTGTCACTCATTGAAGTCGCGGCGCAGCATACGGCAGCACTTACGGAAACGCTTTTGACGCTCTGGGTCGGGCGCAAGCTTAGCTACTACATTACCGATTTCCGGAATGCGATTACCGGCGCTGCAACCGCCCAGACGACTCTCGGCAGAGCGGCCGAAGCGGCCCGGACGCAGATCGTTGCTGAAAACGAAGCTATCGAAGCACAGACGGCGGCACAGCGCAGAGCGGCTCTCTCGAAAGCGCAGAGCAGTATGTCTGCTCTGGCCAGCGCGTCGGCAGGTGTGTCGAATAACGCGGAAACTGCCGCTATCGCTCGTCAGGTAGAGCTTGAGGCTGCCCTCGGCAACCAGATTCGTCAGAATATCGCGCTGGAAGCAGAACGCGCCTCTGCGATGACGATTGCCCGGACATCGTTTGAAGGTGCCCTGGCCGCGATGCAGGCCGGTGAAATGGACCTCGCCGCACAAATCCTTGAAACGACGACTGCCCTCGAAGGTCAGGGTTCCGCTGCCGAAATTATGGCCGCGAGAGCTAACGCCGCCATCGACCTCGTGCGAGCCGGGGAAGCGGACCTTGCCGAACAAATTGTCTCGACAACGCTTGCCAATGAACTCCAGGGTGAAACGAGCCTTACCGCTGGCACCCAGGGCGTCGAAGGCGCAGCTATGGCCAGTGAAGCGCAGACTGCATTGAGAGCCCGTACGGTAGAAACCAACGTCGCAACAGCAGCCACTGGTGCCGCCGCCGCGGCCAGCGGTGAAAAAGTCGTCCGTATGGGCGCCGTTGCAGGCTCCGCTATTAAGAACCTGACAAGCCTTGCCTGGGGCCTTGTTGGCGGCTGGCTCGGCGTTGCCGCCGCTATCGGGATGGCCTTATACAAGCTGTATGAGTACGCCAGTGCAGAACGTGACTGGGAAGAAAACCACAGCTATTGGTATAAGGGTGCTACCTGGGTTGTTGACCGCAACGGTAAAGTCACGCGCCGCGACTCCGGTGCCCCGACCGTTATGGACTGGACCGGTGTCGGCGCCGATTGGGGCGAAGAAGACCCGAACGATGTTGAAGAAGTCCGCAAGATGAATGAAGAGCACCAGAAGGAGCTCGAACAGCAGCAGCGGGAAGAAGAAGAAGCCAAGATGGCCGCCGACATGGAAAAACAGCAGCAGATCATGGCCAATCTCCAGAAGAAGCGGCCGGACCTCTTCGCTGGTGTTACCGGGAAATACGCAGGTGGCGGTGAAGGTGGTGTCGGAGGCGGTGGTGGTTCTGCAGCCAGCGGAGCGACGAAGGCGACGCAGGATGCGGCGAAAGCTCAGCGTGAGGCCGCCCAGGCGGCGCGTGACCAGGCGAACGCCAATAAGGAATACGCGCAGATCATCCAGGAAAACTCCCGGAAGATTGCCCAGGCCAACGAGCGCGTCGAAAACATCATCTCGAACCTGAACGAAAAGATGCTCGAAATGACGGGTACTCAGGCCGAAGTCGAGTTTGAAAAGCTTCACCGTGAAATTCAGCAGACGAATAAAGAACTCGCATCCTCTATCGTCACGCTGAAAACCTTTACGCCAAAAGCAGGGGCTGCCACGACGACGGACGGTACCTTTAGCATCGAAAAGAACTGGAAAGAACAACTTCTTTCCGGTGATGATGCGATTACGACGCTGACAGCACAAAAGCTCCACCTGCTTGCAGAAAAGTATTATGAACTGACCGGTGAACAGCCGACGGTCACTAGTATGCACCGCTACGGCAACGGTAATTCGTGGCACGACAGCGGCCAAGCTTTTGACCTTTCGGATGACAATCTTGAAAATAATCCGGACTTGCGCCACCAACTCGAAGCGTACGGCCGTCAAATCGGCTTGGTACCGCTCGACGAATATGAAACGCAATACGGGCCGAACGGCGAGTATTACGGCTCCTATAACGTCCATTTCAGCGACCACGGGGACGCAATTCCCGGCGGCTTTGCGCCGCAGCAGACGGCACAGCCGGCCGCGCCGGTACAGCCAACTATCACACAGGATTCGGTTACTATCCCACAGACCGATGTCATTCAAACCATCGAAGAAGTCGCGCAGGAAATGAATTTTCCGTACCTGAAACTTCTTCTCGCTCTTGGTACCTATGAGTCCGGCGACCAACATAACGTCGCCACCATCGGTTCGAACAACTATAATCCGTCGTCTGGTGCCGCTGGTCCTTTCCAGATTATCCCGGGCCAGGATTATCTCGGGGAAGACGGCGAACGTCACGCAATCCCCGATGACTATGCCAGCAGTGTTCGGCAGAACACCATCGCCGCGATTGACATGTTCATGGGTAAACTCCGTGAAAATAATGGTGATATTTGGGCTACCGTTAAGCACTACGGCGAAGGCACAGATGAATATGTAGCCGGCGTACGTGCGATTTATGATTCCATCGGCGGCGACGGAACAAACCTTGCACCGACGTCGACGGCATCGGTCGGCAGTACGATTTATAAGTCGCCGTTCCTGCCGGATGCTTACAAAAAGCTCAGCGAGTACCAAAAACTGAAAATCGCGAAAATCCGTAAGGATGAAGCGGACAGATACGCGAAAGTCCAGTGGGAAATGGGCATTACCGCCGATGAAGCGGGAATTGCCGATGATGGGGATGACCGCGCCTGGGCAATTAAGCGGAAGTATTTAAAGAGCTATGACGAACTGTCCGATAAGGAAACGGATATCTATAAGCAGACCGGCTCCCGGTCGCTCGCTAGTCAGTACACGTCGGTCATGATGCAGAAGGCAAAGCTCGAAGAACTGGCCAGCTTGCGGGATTTGATGAAGACGGAACACGACGAACGTCTGACGCACTACAAGGGCCTTGAGTACTTGCAGGACGAATTTACCGTCAACATCAATAAAGATCAGCAGGCAGAGCTTGAAAGCTTTGTCGAGTACCAGCAAAAGCAGCTCCAGGAAGCAAAGCTTACCAACGAGCAGCGCATTAAGCTGGAACAGGAGCTGGCCAACAACATCAAAGAGCTGCGTGACCTAGAAGCGAAAACTGATTGGGGCGGCGGTCTCGTCAAGCTCGGTCAGAGCATGAAGGAGTACACGCAGGATATCGGCTCGGCCATGGCCAGTGGCTGGAGCTCGATTACGGATACTATCGAAGGTACGTTCGATAATATGTTGACGAAAAACGAATCTTTCGCGGAACGGATGCGCGACATGTACGTCTCGGTGGCCAACACCATCTTGAACACGATGATGAAGATCATCATGCAGGGCCTCATCATGAACACGGTCATGAAAGCCTTCGGCTTTGGTACCGGTGCGATGTCGACGGACCTCATTAGCGGCACCACAGGCAGTCTTCTTGGCTCGCTGAACGTCGGCGGCACCGGCCTTGCCAGCGCTTATTCGTATCATCACTCGCTTACGGGCTTTGCCAGCGGCGGCGTCGTTTCGCCGGGGTACTTTATTGCTGGCGAAGAGGGCAAGGAGCTCGTCGAAATGAGCGGCAATGGTTACGTTCATAACGCCCGCGAAACGGCGGAAATTCTCGGCAATAATAATGAGTCGACCGGCAGCGGCATCGAAAACGTCGAAGTCCGTATCGTCAATCAGTCCGGCCAGCCGGTGAAGTCGACGCAGGCAAACGCGCAGATTGACGGCAAAAAGCTCATCGTCACGACGATGCTGGAAGCCGTCGCCACGGACTATATGGGAAGTCGTACGATGCTGAAAGGAGCGCTGGGATAAATGGCAGATACGCTTACCTGGCCAAGCATTACAGCACCGGCTTACGGTACGACGGAGGACGTAGAGGATACGTCCCTCCGCTCTACCTTTGAAGACGGTACGACGCAGGCCAGACGGAAATTTACGAAGTCACGGAAAACGTGGGTGCTAAAGTGGGATAGTCTTCCTTACAAAGAGTACAACACGCTGATGGACTTTTTGCAGAATAAGACCTATTTTTCGGCGAAACCTTTTATTTTCAAATCCCCGATTGATGAGAAGACGTATACCTGCCGCTTCGTTGAAAAAGAGGCGTTTGAAACGGTTGCCGTGAACATGATGAGCGGCAGTGTAACGATTCGGGAAGATTAGGGGTGATAGGATGCTGTCATTATCGGCGATTGCAAAGTCAGAAAAGAATAAGCTCGACACAGATGGCGTTTTTGTCCTTCTCTTAGAGCTGAACCTTCCAATGAAGGATGTAGATCCTATCCGGGTGTGCCGGAACACTGAGGATATCAGCTGGAACGGCCACACCTGGCAGGCGTTTCCTTTTGAACTTGGGAAAGTCTCTGAGGATAAGAGCGGAAGCATCCCGTCATTTGAAATCCGTATCGACAACACCAGCCAGGCGCTGACATACTATGTCGAAGCGTCAAACGGGGCCAATAACGGGGAAGTCGTCTTTTACATCGTCAACACGAAGGCCCTGACGGAAACGACAGCGGAAGTCGAAGAGCATTACCGCATCACGAAGCTCACGGTAACGGAACATTGGGTAACGGCAACGGTCGGCACGTCCTACAATCCGCATTCCCGCCGTCCGGAAGGGAAGTACGTCAAGAACAGCTGCCGCTACAAAGAGTTCGCAGGGCCTGAGTGCGGCTACACCGGTACCGCGTATACATCATGCAACCGGACACTCTCAGACTGCCGCGCTCGTGGATGCAGTAAGCGCTTCGGCGGTTTCCCGGGTGTTGACCAGGGAGGTATTTACGTATGATTGACTACGAAGACCTTATCGGCATCCCTTTCATTAACCACGGCCGCGACCGTAATGTCGGTTTTGACTGTTACGGCCTTGTCATGGAAGTGTATCGGCGCTTTGGCATCGAACTTCCGGAGTTTACGGCCGACTGGGATGACGAAGATAAGATAAACCGTATCGTGCAGCGGGAAGCCGGTTCTTCTGCCTGGAGACGGGTAACAGCGCCGCTTCCGGTCCCGTGCTTAGTGGCGCTACGCATGGGTACGCCTCCCGGCATTGTGAATCATACGGGCGTGTACCTTGGAAACGGCAAATTCATCCACACACGGGCCAAAATAGGCGTCTGTATCAGCCGCATCGACTCACCTGCCTGGCGTGGCGTTATTGAAGGCTTTTATGAGTACGTAGGGGGCAAGAAATGATTACCGTCGTTTTCGTAAAAAACCCATTTGAACCACAAAAGAACAGAGAAGTACGCACGCTGCCTTACGTAAAAGGGAAAGATGTCAGCTACTATGTGCAGCAGTGTACAAAGGACCTGACGCTGCCGGATATGGTGATTTCCCGCAACAGTTACACCATCAACGGCACCCAGGCGGTACAGGATAAAGACTTTATCGTCTTTTCGCCGGTCGTCGGTAAAGGGCATGGCAAGAATCCGCTGCTGATCATCGCGACCGTCGCTCTGTCCGTTACCGCCATGAGCGTCGGTGGTCTTGTTGCCGCCGGTAGTTTCAGCGGTGCCGCCCTGGCAAGTGCTACGGGTTTTGCCGCGATTGGCGGGTATCTCGCCGCTGCAGCCGTCATGTTTATCGGCGGTTCGCTTATTCAGCGTGCGTTCGGTACCGCGAACACCAGCGGCTTTAAGGATACGTCTGAAAACCCGACCTACTCTTGGACAGGGATTACGACCACGAACGGCCAGAACAACCCGATTCCAATTACCTATGGCACGGTCCGCAGCGGCGGTCAGACCATCGGGAAGTACATTAACAGCGACTCGGATAAGCAGTATCTCAATTGGCTCGTCTGCGCCGGCTACGGCCCTTTGAAAATCTATGACGTGCAGCTGAATGACAACCCGATTGAAAACTATAAGGACGTCAAACTGGATACGCGAGAAGGCCTCAACGTCCAGGACATCATCCCGAACTTTAATGACACCATCAGCACGAAGACGCTTAGTTACGAAATCCTCGACAATGAATGGCGTACCGACCTTGTCACGGGATCTGCGACCCAGGGCCTCATCATCTACGTGGAGTGCTCGAACGGCTTGTACTACGCGAACGATAAAGGCGGTCTCGACGAAACGTATGTCACTATTGAGGCGCAGTATGCCAAAGAAGGTACCAGCGATTGGAAAGAGCTTGCGACAAATGCGAAGATTACCGGCAGTAAGTCTTCGGCTATCCGGAAACAGTACCGTGTCGATAATCTTGAAGCGGGTCAGTACTACGTCCGCGTTAAAGTCGTTTCCCGCGGCTATCCGACCACCTCGACTCGTGCCTGTACCCGCATCTGGTGGACTGGTGTCAGCGGCATCGTTTACGACGATTTTAGTTATCCCGGTATGGCTCTTATCGGCATCCGGGCGATGGCGACGGACCAGCTGTCTGGGTCGCCAACCCTGAAATTCATGAAACAGCGTTCGACTGTCTACGTCTGGAACCCGAATACCAACGCCTATGAAGAAAAGGCGGCGACGAATCCTGCCTGGGCGGCTTATGATATGGTACATCGGGCCAACAAGATTACCGACGCCCGTAACGGCAGCACCGTCTTCGTCCACCACGGCGCCGACGCGTCGTTGATGATGTACAACCAGTTTTCGGAATGGGCTGCATACTGCGACCAGTTCAACCTCAAAATCAATATCGAAATCAACACGTCTGGTGAAATGCTGGACGTCGTAAACCGTTACATCGCCCCGGTCGGCCGCGGCATTGTCGAGCTTTTCGGCACAAAATACGGTTGCGTCTGGGATGGGCCAAAGGAAGCGGTCCAAATGTTTGGTATGGGGAATATCATCTCCGGCACTTTCTCGGAAACATTCCTCCAGACGTCAGACCGTGCCAATGCCGTTGAGCTGACCTTCACAAATGCCCAGAAAGACTACGAACGGGATACAGTCAAAGTCTTTGGACCCACATTTGATACCGACGAATATGATACCACAAGTCAGCTGACGTATGACGGCATTACTGATTACGAACAGGCGTACCGGGAAGCGAAATTCCAGCTCTACTGTAACGCCTACATGGTCCGGACCGTCTCTTTCCAGGCGTCTATTGACGCCATAGCCTGTACAGTCGGGGACGTCATCTACGTCGCGCACGATGTGCCGATGTGGCAGACCAGCGGCCGTATCGCCTCCGTAAACGGCACAACGGTCGTCGTCAACGAGGTCATGAAGTCCTATGACAGTACGAAGACCTATACGTTTGCCTATCGGTCCTCTGCCGATGATACGCGCTATGAAGTCGGCTGTAAGTCGATTGCGGTCGGCGACTCGACAACGACAGTTGTTCTTGCCAGTACGCCGGCGACAGCTCCCGCTGCGGGTGACATCTTTGATATTGCCGAAGTCAGCAAAGGAACGAAGAAATTCGTCGTGCGGTCTATCAGCCGTACCGAAGACCTTGTCCGCGAAATCGAAGCGCTTGAGTATAACGAAAACTGCTTCCTTGAAAACTATACAATCCCGACACCGAACAACAGCGAATCCGACGTCAGCACTGTCCAGAACGTAACCAATCTCGTAGGTCGGCAGTCGCTCTGGAAGGACAGCGCCGGTCAGGTACACTCGAAGATGTATCTTTCCTGGCAATATCCTGCGGACCGGGTATATCAGTACTTCTCCGTATTTGTTTCGACGGACAACAAGAACTTTGTATCTCTCGGGACGGCCATCAGCAAGTACTTTGAAGTTGAAGTCAACGTCGATACGACGTACTACGTTAAAGTCTTTACAGTCAACCAGTTCCAGAAGTCGTCGGGGACGATGATTACTGTCGCTCCTGGTGCCGTTCAATCGGCGACGACGCCGACGGAAATCGTTGTAAATCCTGTATACCGGAAACTCCTCGACGGGACAGATTGCTATGATCTGCGCGTAACCTGGGGGCCGAGTGGCCTTTCCGGGCGTGTTTATTACAAGCCAAATCATGCACCGATTGAAAATCTTACTATCAAAGACGGCGTATCTGCCGACGAGCTCGGCTATTACAGCTCGTGGATTTACGCTGGCGAAGGCGTCAACAAACTCATGATTCCGCAGTGTGTATCCGGTGATACATATCGTATTGCAATTTGCACGGCCAACGCGCTCGGAGAATACGTACTGCCAGACAACGCGCCACACGTCGACCAGCTCTGCGCGCCAAGAACGACTATCCCGAACACACCGAGCAACCTGTCTATTGTTTTTAACAAGAGCCGGTGTACCGTCTCTTGGAGCGCGGTCACGAACGCAGATATCGCGTACTACGAAGTACGTACGGATTTACACGCGGGGACGAAAGACGATGCGCTTTTACTCCGCACGAATAGTCTCCAGGCCGACGTCAAACTGACGGAACGTACCGGTAACGTGTACGTCTATGCCTGCGGCACGGACGGCAAGTATAGCGCCGCTGCATCTGTCATTTACTCGAAGGCAGCGCCGAAAGCGCCGTCTCCGCCTACGGTTACAGATAAACTGGGTGGTATGAGTATCGTCGCCGTGGCACTTCCGGATGATTGTGTTGGCATGAACATCTACATCAATGACCTTTGCGTCTATTCCGTCAATAACGTCGTGACCTACACCTGCGCGGCGGGTATTTATGATGTTAGTGTCGCGTATGTTGATTACTTCGGCGAAGGTGAACGTTCGGCGACCACTCGATGCACCGTCAAAGAGCTCGTCGATACGTCGCTTCTCGCCGATCAGGCAGTGACCCGGCAGAAGGTCGACGCCATCATTGACAAGGCTGTGCAGGATACGCAGACGACGCTGCCGAGTTTGATTCAATCCACACAGGAGGACGTCAATAAAGCACGGTCCGAAGCGACAACGGCCATCAACGGCGTCATCGATGAGCTCAACAAATCGCCGGGCGACAGCAGCTATAAGTCCATCTCAAGCTTGAAGACGACGACAGACAGCATCTCTGCAACCGTCGCCAGCAATAAAACGGCGCAGGACGGCACTAACTCGACGATGCTCAGTAAAATCGAAACGAACGCCTCCGGCATCAGCACGGTCGTGGCTAACCTGAATAAAGCGCCGGGGCAAACGGGCTACACCGCTTTTACGACGCTCCAGCAGACGGCAGACAGCCTTACCGTCACCGTCAACAGTAACAAGTCGGCGCAGGATACGACCAACCAAAATCTGCTGACAAAAATCGAGGCCAACACTTCGGGAATCAATACCGTCGTCGCGAACCTCAACAACACAGATGCCAGTAAAACCGGCTACAAGGCCATCTCAGCGCTGAAACAGCAGTCGGACAGCATCTCCTCCACGGTGTCGTCGAATAAAGCGGCGCAGGACAAAATCAATGCCGCTCAGAACGAGACGAACGCATCGCTGACGTCACAGATTACACAGACGTCGTCGGCGGTCACATCCGTCGTCACGAACCTTAACGATGCGACAAAAGCGAAGACATATTCGGCCATTGCGCAAATGGCTGACAGCATCGCTACGAAAATCTCGCAGGGCGACATGACGAGCTACCTCCAGCAGGACCATACCGGCTTCTACATCAAGGGCAGTCTCATCAACATCGATGGCACGACCAAAATCGGCGATAACGTCATCACAAAGGACATGATTCAATCTAAGGCCGTGACCGCAGAGAAAATGGACGTCGAATCGCTATCGGCAATTACCG